CTTAGCTTCTTTCTGTGCTAATTTACAGGCTTCTTCACTTGAATAACTGCCCACGTGATAATGGTCAAAGTTGCCAGTAATTACTTGCAGCCAAAGTAATACCCACATTTAAATACTCGCAACAAGCATATAAAGAAACGGAAACGCCGCTACAAACATTAGAAACAAAATACCTAATACTAATTTCATCACCACCTACCTTGCCATTTGCCTAAAAAATAAAACGCCACAAATAAAATACCGCCGCTTAAAACAAAAATAACCGCACCAATTGCAAAGTTTATCATGGCATCTATCTGTTCTTGCTTTCGATATAGTTCTTGTTTTCTTTTTCGGCGCATATCTGCTTCTATTTGTAGGACTTCTTTCCAAGCACTCGGTCCATAGTTCCAAGAGATATGATCTTTTATCTCTGCCCTCATTTGTTCCATTTTCTTTTTGTTGGCAAATATTTCTAATGCAGTTTCTTCATCAGAACCTTTGAATGTTTTTTTCCAAAATGGTGGGTTTTTCTCACGCTCTTCAAGATTAGAAAAATCAGAAAAAGCTTTGCCCCACTGTGACAAAGTTCCTGTCATTTCTTGTAAGTCCTTGCCTGTGCCTATCGCAGCTTTAAGCGTTTTATACGCCCCTGTCGCTAAAGCTACGCAGCTAACCGGGTCCATGTGCCTAGCTCAGAAAAGTCATTCGTAATAGCAACAGCAAGCTTGCACCAGTTATACAAATCATTATCGCTTCCATACGCTTGATGCGATTGTACAAATCTTTCAGTTGTATTTTCATCTCGGTTTTAATTTCAATAACGTCTTTCTCAACATCATCTATCCGAGAGTGAGCTTGGTTAAGTGTACGTGTTCTCTTATCTACCATCAGCTCGGCTCCGTTGGAAATGTCACATCGTGTGGAAATCCAGATTGTTCTGGTATCTGACGCAAATCTCCGCGATATGTGTACCAATCGTCTGGCACAGTTTGACCAAGTTCTTTTGCTCGTATTGTGACCCAATCACTTTTTGCAAGCAATTCATCGCGTTGCGCCCTAACTGATGCAGCCGCTTCCGCATCTAGCGTTGCCTGATACGCAGCCTCATGTTCTGCCTTAGTCGTAGTCGTTTCTTTACCATCTTCATCTGTCTCAGTCGTATCAGCAAACATATCCGTTGCGACATACTTCTCTACCCAGTTCCCGTTGCTGTCTTGCTCAACGCCATCCCTTGCGCTGTACTGATATGCGCCTACTGTAGCGGCTGGGCTTGCCAGCACTGGGTCAATGTTCATAGCGTCACAAACATTTGTATTCCATACCCGAGGCAATGCCATTTGCGGAAATGCTGCTCTCCATTCGCCTTGCGTTTTAACTTCACCTGTTGTTCTTTCTCTATATTCTGACATCAGTTGATACTCCTTTCGTCAGTTGATTATGTTGCTATTGCATAGAAAATATATTTTGTACCACTTGAATTAATATCTGGATTACCAGTTGCTATTCCAAAACCTGCAGAATGAGCATTAAAGTTATTTGCAGATGCACTTTGAGCACTTGTACCGTTTATTTCAATTTGTGGATCGTATCCACCTGTAGAAATGCCTCTTGCAGAGTCAATTAAAATCCAAGGTCCACTACCAGTAGCAGCTTTAAGTAAAACAAACTTAGCACCATTACTAAAACCACAGTCAATATTTTGTGCAGAACCTGTGCCAGTATAACTTCCTACCTTGGATACACCTGCTACGGTAGCGAAAAGGTAGGCTATGTAGGTAATACCACTTCCGCTTCCTTCGGTGTAATTGCCTAGTGAAAAAACAGAACTTGTTGGGGCAGTATCATTAAATATAGCAAAATTTGCTTCGGCTGGTGTTCCACCTCCATTGGTAAAGCTTACATAATAGTCCTCTGGATCTGTTCCTCCATTTAATCCTTTGTGATAAACAATCCAATGATCTGTCGCACTACGCTTTTTAACCCACATCATCTCAGGCACTACGCCAAGATTATGATTTACAGTCATTGCACTTCCTGTGCCTGTGTAAGCAACCACATCAAAATACGAGGGTGCACGCTTCCAAGTCCAACTAACATTGTTAGCATTATACATACCTTGTTTAAACTGATTGCTTTCATCCCAAGTCCAACCCGGATAACTAGCTTCTGCTGCTGTACTATCAGTAAACAAGTATGCACTCGAACCTGTCAGTCTTGCCCCTACATATTTACTTCCACCAGTTGTACGTCCAACGATAGACATATCAGGATTAAAACCTGTACTAAGCACGTTGTTTGCTGCTGTGCCAGAATCAACAAAAAAAACCTTAGTCGCATCTGTAGGTGCAGCTAGTGGGCCTCGGCGTATTGCCATGTAGATGTAGGTTTCTCCACTGTAATTTGTTGCAGAACGATTTGCACCTAGTTTAAATCCTGTGGGTGTTGGTTGAGGATTATAATTTGTACCACTCTCATTGCTACTTTCATTTGCTTTTATAGTCTTACCACCGTAACTTGATGAATCTTGAACAGGATTACCACGCATCATGTCGTATATATACCAATGGCGATAATCACCGCCTGTAGCATCACTATATCCAGTACCTTTAATCATCACCCACTGAGGCTCAAACCCAAGGTCAATTACAGGGCCAGTAGCAGAACCATTCCCAGTATAACTCCCACATTTAATAATATCTTGGTCACTATCTGGGCCAAACTCACCGTCAGAATTGTTGTGTGCGAATAGGTAGGCAACGTATGATGCACCATTAACGTTTACTCTAGAGTCATCACCAACAGTAAATGTTGTGCTTGAAGCAGATCGAACATCTGAAGTAGCACTAGAACTAGAAGTTGGGCTAGGAGGAAAAGCAGCCGCTGTATCATTTAACTTTATAAATTGAGTAGTTTCGCCAGATGAATTTGTATGCAATTCTCTATGCCATACACTCCAATCCTCAGTGGAATCAGTACGCTTTACAATAATCATGCCTGGAACCGACCCTAATGAATGGCTTATGGTTCTACCCGCTGTTGAATTTCCGCTCCAACTAACGCAATCAAAAAAGCGTAAGGCTTTGCGAAATGTCCAACTGACGTGATCTTCATTATTTACATTTAAACTGCCCCAAGTGCCAAATTGACCTGCGATTGAATAACCATTAGAGTTAAAAGACGAAAATCCTGCTGAACTAGACATTGTACCTTCAGCATCAGAACCATTACTTCTTAATGTTTTCTTTATACCTCTTTCCGTATCAATAAGCTCATGTGAATAACCAGTTTCTCTACTTTTAGTCCAAACCAAACCACCTTCGCCAGTATTGCCAGTAAAAGGACTTTCTGCAGAAATCGTAGGAGTGCCAACTTGTGTAAATGCAATTTTATTTGAGCTTATATCATTAAAATTATCACCAGTAGCGATTAAAACTTCTGTTCCTGATATTGCTGTTAATGGTGAAGTAGGAACTGTAAAATTACTTGTGTAAACGGCTGTACCAATTACAACCCTGACATTACTTAATTTTCCATGTAAAGCTAAACCATTACTAAAACTTCTTTGACCAATTTCAAAAATTGAAGAGCTATAATTATTTGTATCAGAATATGTAGAACTTACAGCCACTCCATCCTTGTATATTTTTGTAGTTCCGCTTGACCTTACAAACGCAACATGATGCCAAGTTGAAGTATTTAAAGTGCTTGTGTCTAGTATTCTGTTATTACCACCTTGATAAAATCTTAGTTTATGACCACCATCATAATATGTTCCTAACATAAATGAGTTTGCATCACTGCCACTAGGTCTAAAATCTAATAAATTAGCACTAGAACTTCCAACAAAGTAAACCCAAAACTCACAAGTAAAATCACCAGTGCCAAAGTTGAAAGTGTGGGTTGTGTTAACAATGCTATCATTTGTTTGACCAGATATATAACCATCAAATTGAATGGAGCCAACAATAGTATCGCCAAGATTTATTCCATTAATAATATTTTGTGCAGAACCAGTTCCGTCATACAAAAACGTGCTAAACACATTGTCTATATCAAGAGTTTCACCACCTGCACTACCTGCGGCTGCTTGGAGTAATTTCTTAGAAACGCTCATTACTTAATATCCTGACCAGCCACCAATAGATTGTAGATTGTGCCACCGTCTGTTGTAAAAATCACAAACGTATCAATCGCATTTGCCGTTGCTGTTAGTGTCGGTGCAGTACCACCCACAAAGTCAACACTGGTTGGGAATGTCACTGTGTAACCTGATCCAGACGCATCCTGTTTAATCTTAAGAACGAAACTAGATACCTTGCCGCTACTTGCTGGATTGCTAAAGGTATACGTTACATTCTCAGTAAGCGTGTGCTCAAAGACATTACCATCACGCAAGTTAAGCGTAGCCGCATTAGAGCTAGATGATACCGTTGTGCTTTCTTCTATTGTGCCGTTGTCAAAAGTCGTAACACCATTTGCATCGGCTGTAACAAAAGCACTTGCGTTAGAAGTGCCAAGAGCATTTGGAAGCTTAACAGTATAAGTTGCTGATGCGCTGTGCGGTGCAGACTGTATCGTTATGCCATGGCTATTGTTTTCACAGTTAAGAACAATCGAGCCTTGATTTGTATTGCCTTTAACTACAACACGACCAGTACCATTAGGCGCTAGGTCTATATCTGCATTAGAAGTAGTAACAATATCTTGACCGTTCATGTCTAAGTTGCCGCCTAGTTGCGGTGAGGTATCATCAGCTAGACTTGCTAAACCTGCGGATAAACTAATCCATGCAGATCCGTTGTAATATTTTAAAACATTTGAGGTACTGTTATATGCTAAATCACCTTCGTCTAAGCTACTAGAAGGGTCTGAGCTTGCAACTCTGTACCGTTCTGCAAAGCTATTAATACCAGATATATTAGTAGCAACAGTATTTACATTAGCTATTGCACCAGAAACATTGGACATTGCAGTAACATTCGCAGATGTTCCCAAAGTATTCATTGCAGTAACATTTGCAGAAGAAGCTAATGTGTTCATATCACTTACAGCATCA